AGAGGGACGGCAGTCCTAATTCTGGAATTCAGTTAGAAGGTATATGGGTTCAGAGTTATTGGCGTGACGAACTCGCAGTCCAGAACGTTAGAGGTGTTACTAAACCAGCGGACGGAGCAGAATACGACGAATTATTAAACGAATTATCTACCGGAGAAAATTATGACGGAAATTTTAATCTTCCTGACCCAAATAACCCAGATTCAGGAATTCCTTTTTTCAAACAAAATGGAGCATTTGTTGGTACCTATACTGAATTAATTGCTATGGCGAAAGAACATAATGTGGCATGTATTCCAATTTGGAATACCACACAAGGTAACGTATTTAATGTATCAGAAAGTCGCCCATATATAGCGTTTGTTTCTGCTTTAAACGTAGATAGTCCAGACTCGATATTCCCTGATATATCATTTCGCCACCCACCACCAGAAGAAGCAAGGTGGGATTTTAATAAAACAATAGCAGAGCAAAAATGGTTTTTATCAAAATGGAACCTCCAATATGGTTTCCAATTTGGTTTTGATAATTCATTTACAAGAAACAAAGCGGTTGTATTCACGAACTTACAGGAAACCAGAGAACTTGATCCAGCAGACAGGGAGAATTACGCAGGAGTCGGAATGATCGGCGCCGTTAATCCTTCGGTGAAATTTGACCCCATAGCAAGTCGCTTTACTATTGAAGGTCTTAATTCAGGAATGACAATTGGAAATGGAAATTTACAACAACCAGTATTAGAATTAGAAGCAACAGACGACCCAGAACAGTTATGTTATAATATCGGAGTTATTGGTAATATACAACCGTACATGAACGCAACTGGGGTTAATCAAGACGGAAGTTTCGTTGCTTCGAAATATTATCCTTGTTTAGATATGAGGCAATTAGCGTCCTCAATTGTGGCGTCACAATCTGGGGTAAGTATTTTAGAAATAAGTGTATTTCCAACGTGGGACGAATCTCAGGATCCAGACAACGCTATTCCATTAAGTTTTCCAGACCTTGCTAACGAATACTATACAGATTCTTTATTTGATAAAATGGGTTTTACTGTTACTCAATTATTACCTCGTATAGGTTCGTCGCAGTCTTTCTTTACAAATAATTTAGAATTTTTGGGAACCGCAGGAACCTACGCCGAAGCGTATCAGAACTCAATCCCTATGACAACTGGTCAATATATTTCCTCCGCCGAAATTCAGGCGTCCTCAGTTAATTCTTTGGATATGCCTCAATATGATTTAGGAATAAGTTTTTTCCGTTCTGCTCGTCCTGACGTGGAACCAGCGGTCATAACTGCTTTTAGAATTCCAGATAGATTGAATTACCCTTACTTATGTATTTATTCAGATATAGCAACTGCCGGAGCAGACACCACATATTATGGAGGAATTGATTCCCATTCTAAAATCCCTTGTCTTGCTTTCATGACACGTAACTATACTAACGGAGATTATTTCTACGCACTCGAAAGTACATTTAATTATACAGCGACCACACCTTTTGTTATTACAGATATTACAACGGATATTAGATTACCAGACGGAAAGCGACCAGTATTAGATCCTAACTCCGCCGTTATATATAAAATTCAAAAAACCGCTCAGTTACCCACCGTCATTCAACCAAAAATTAAATCTCAGTCTAATATAAAGAGAAATGAATCAAGAGAAGATACTACTCGAAGAAGAAAAGTTATACGAGAAACTCCTCAATAAAATTGAAGATCGTTCCTCAAACGAATATAAAAGAATATATAGGAAACTTTATTATATTCGCAATATGACAATAATAAAGGATTATCAAAAAAATTATTATAGAACTAAGAAAAAACCCAGAGCATATTATGCGCCACCTTTAACAGGAGATACAGCGGAGCAATTTAAAGTTATTAGGAAACCTGTAACTCTTGTATTTGAATAGGCAATATACCATATATATAGGAGACCCCCTTTAAGTCCCTCCTTTTATGCTACATTTATATATTAATATTAAATTCCCATATAAAAGAAGAATAAAATTATAATTTTATGTTACTTTTAAGTCCCCTTTATTAAATAAACAATAAAAGTAGAATAAAAGTAGTATAAATAGCACTTAAAGAAGATTCGGAATATACTTAAAATAATAATATACTATATATTTATATAATGAAGAACTATTTTACCGTACTTGAACAAAATGAAAAGTGGGAAACTGAAATGAGTTGTCTTAATAAACTTTATAATTTAATTCAGGATAAAGAAATAATATCTAAATCAGGTTGCTATTATCCCAGATTAAAGGATACTAAAAAAAGAGGGAGAGTTGCCTTTATAGAATTATATAGGGAGATCTGTATTGACGGAAAAGAATTTAAAATGTGTATTGAAGATTTTGAGTTCTTTGCTTGTAGGCACAAGGATTGGAAAATACATATCCAACCAACCGACAAAGAGGGACACATGAATACTGAATTTGTTTTAGAAACAATTAAATTAAACTATATAAATAATTTTGAATACTTACAGACGCCGGAATTACCGCCAGTAACTATCGAGGAAAAAGAAACAGATAATATTAGCGCCATTAAGAATCTGACGGAAAATTTAGAAATGAAAGGAAAAGAAATAATTAAAGTGATCCAGTATTTTCTTGAAGAATTGAAACTATCTTAGTTGCTGGTCGATAATCCCTAAATACTTTAATACCTTTAAATTTTTTTGAAACCATGTCAGGATTTTTTAACATGTTAGAAATGGAATGTCTGCTAATTCCATAATCTTTTTTAATATCATTCATAGTCATATAGTACCGTTCTAATTCTTTTTGATCTCCATTATATTTCTCTAATCTATAATGGAAATATGATTTATTTTTAGTTCTGCCTAATGTAGTCATTATTATACATATAACGTAGATTATTATTTAAGTGATTTAACGTATTATTAATTAATTGTTTAATTTAGGAAAGTGGTAGTTTTTTCCACACTTTGGTATAACCGATATACGAAACTGTGGAAATTACTACCACCCATTTTTCCAGATCCTGTTTTAAATTAAATAAAATAATTAATTGCGGATAAATCACTTAAATAAATATCTACATTATAGATATATAATGCCGGTTAAACAGAAATCCGAAAATTCAGAAAAACTAAAATCTAATCCTAATGTAATGTCTAATATCAAATGTCAGAAGTTTCAGGGTTACAATTTTTATCATACGATCTGTTCTAAATCAAAATGGGAAGAAAAAGGTAACGAATATGAATCACCCCAACAGAAATGTTTTGATAAAGCAAAAGACGGAGATATTAAATTATGTATTAAGAACGAAAAAGGTTCCGCCTATGGATCCATGCCATTTGAAGAACTTGAAAACGTTTATAAACAAAATCATTATTTATATGAAATCTTGCCAGAAGAAAGAAAGTTTTATTTAGATATTGAGTTTCCATTTATTTCCAAAGAAGATTCCGATCATAAACTGGAACTCATTTTTTTACTTATGAACAAATGTTTTTGGGATTGTGGGTTACTTGAAGAAATTTGTACGTATAATCCAAAACGTGACTTCTTCTCAAAAGTTGTCGGAGTCGGAGAAGCAGGTGGATTTAAAAACATTAATAAATTTTCCGCCCATGTTGTTATTAATAACGGTACTTGGTTCAAAAGTGTTTATGATATAAATAAATTTGCTCGGTATATGAAACAGATTATTAATGATAACGAGGAATATCATGATCTTATTTTTGAAACTGATACCGCCAGAGATTATGCGATTGATTTTGGCGTATATACTAAAAACAGATTATTTAAATTACCTTATCAAAGCAAACCTAATTCAAACCGGATCCAGAAACCAATCCCTAAAACTCCTGACTCTTTGGCAAGTTGTCTTATTTCTAACCCTGATAAGACAGAAGACGGAGAAATTGACGTCAGCAGAATTGAACTCCGTACCGAACAGAAATCATATTCAGTAAAAAATAAAGCAGGTAAAATTATCGGTCATAATATTTCGAGTAATGTTGCCAGTTTTCTTGAAGACTATAAGTTAGCGCTTCCTGACGAGTGTCCTATTCCAGAAGGAGACGCCAATAGCGGATCTCTTGAATATGTTATGAAATCTATTTATAACGGTAAGGGTGTGGAATGGTCTTGTTTCTGTGCGGTTGGTATGGCAATTAAAAGAGTTTCAGGAGGAAATCGTTTTGACCTTTGGCAAGAATGGGCGGAACGTTCTGGGAAACCTCAAACCGTTTCAGAAATGCGAGGACTTTGGAGCAGATTCTCAACTGATAAAGGTTACGGTTTCTCAACTCTTCTTAACATGGCGAAATTATGTAATCCTAAATTGATCGCTCAGGCGCCTTATAACATTTTATTTGATACTCCTCATTATGAAAATAAAAAGATTGTTAATAAAAGATATTTGGAAGTGGAAGACTTTAATTTAGATTCTGATATTTCTTTTATTAAATCCCCTATGGGTACCGGTAAGAGTTTTAATATTCATAAAATTCAAACGGATTTCAAACGGATTGTTTATTTATCCAGCAAACGTGCTTTTGCTACTGCTATGGGTAAGGAATTCGAAGAGGACGGATTTCAAAATTATATTGATCTGACAATTCATGAAAGGTTTGATTGTAAGAAGATTATTATTTCTCTTGAAAGTTTCCACCAGATAGACCCAGAAGATATAGACTTACTTATTATTGACGAATCCGAAAGTATTTTTAACGTTATTGGAAGTCATACGTTACAAGCAAAAGGAGAAGGTCTTAATAATCTTCTTGTATTTGAAAAAGCAATCAGAACCGCCAAGAAGGTTCTTGTTATGGACGCTTTTCTTTCTAAGAGATCTTTTAATGCTATTGAAAATATTAGACCTAATTCTAAGTCTGCTCTAACTATTAATGAATGGAAACCAGCGAAACGTACTGCGATTTTATGTGAAGATAAAGAAAGCATGTGGCAAAATCTTAAAAAATGTTTGGGAGCAGGTGAAAGGTGTGTGGTAGTATCAGGATCTAAAAAGTTTGCGATTACACTTGTAATGAATGCTATTAATAATAATTTAGTTTCAGGGGAATTAAATTCAGACGGTGTCGTAGAATCAAATGAAGTTAAATTATATCATTCCGGAAACCCTCTTGATCTTTCAACCAAAGTAAATCAGGAGTGGAGCAAATGTAAATTGCTTTGTTATTCTCCTACTATTACATGTGGTGTCTCGTACGATAATCCAGAGGCGAAATTTGACAGACTTTTCGTGTATATGCCAAATAAATTCTCCGCCTGTTTTCGTGACGCTACTCAGGCACTTAAAAGAGTAAGACATTTTAACAAGGATCAAATGTTTCTTTGCTTGAATACCAAAGGTAATTACAATAAAGATATGTCACCGGTTTATTTCGATAAAGTCAAAGAATTAATTTACACCTATAAACCTCAGATTTTCACAGACGAAAAACATTATATTTCATTACAGACCACAACTAATGAAGATTATAAACCTTTAAAGAATTGGGTAAGTGAAACACGGATCTATAATATTTTGGAGGCGAATATTTCTGGGATTTTTATCAAGCAGGTTGCTAAGAAATATTTAGAAATTGAGAATATTGAAATTAAAGGAAATCAGAAAGCGACTGAATTCACTCACGAAGAATTTGAAGCAAAAGAATTCACTTGGGAAGAAGTCACAAATTTAGATCTTAATATTGAATTAATTGAAATGAAAAAAGAAAGAAACCAACAACTCACCGGAGAAGAATATTATTTCATGTTGGCAGATAAATTTCAACAGACACTCAAACCAGATATTTCAGAATTAACAAAGTCTATATATTGGGAGAAGTATATTTCGGATTCGGAGAACAGGTACAAATATTATTCAACAATTAAATTTCATAAATTAATACAAGATAAGGCGCTTGAAGAACTTTACGAAAAAACTGATTCAAAAAAAATTCTTGAAATTAATAGTTTCTATGACGAAAGATATTCACACCTGTACAAAATGTTTAAAGAACTCAACTTTATTTCCGAAGATAATAAATTAGATTATTCAAAAGAATTTATGAAATCTGATCTTGAACCGTTACTGAAAGATTATGAAAGTTTAAGATTAGATAATGGATTAAAAGCATTTAATCAACTTCTTAAAAAAAATAATATTAGAGAATGGTCTAAGAAAGACGAAGAAGAATTAAGTTCTATGGATACAGACAAAATGTATATTATGTTAAAACACCTTGCTTCGGATTTGCTCGGACTCGAAGCAGGATTAGTTAAACAGAAGAAAAAACGTGTAATGATTGACGGAAAGAAAAAGCAGAAATTCTTTGGAGTTTTCAAATTTTCTCCGATTAGATATATTTTAGAGGTACCTAATCCAGAAACACAAAAGTTCGAAGTTGTTAAAGACGATCCATTACACGTTTTGGACGTTGCTATTTTGGAAGAAAAAGAAAGATTAAATCCTTCTGAATGGTTTTCAGATAGTGGAGTTTCCTCAGAAGAGGAACCAGTTTCTAAAATCAATTCTAATGATAATCATATTTCAAATTACTTTAATAAACTGTGAAAGGGTCTATATTAAACTTTTTATTTTGCCTAAATTTGCTATCTTTTATTTTACTCTTGTTAATCCCAACAAAAATGTTTTTTGGATTAACTGGTTTCTTATCGTTTTCTTGTTTTGCCATGATCTTTTTATTAAGAGAATCGGCGCCTTTCCCTTTTGTAAGTTGTAGGAGTTCTAATTCATTAGCAGTATTAACAATATCTTTATTCATATTATAAAATATATTTACATAATTATTATATTTAATTATAGTATAAATGTCGTTATTATCTACAAGTTCAACAACCCAGCAAGACGCTTTTTTGTATGAAAATCATTATCCCCAACCTATTGTTATTGCCCCTAATTCCCAAATTTGTCTCCAAAAATTTATACATTACAGAGGATCATTTTATGAAGTAACAACTCAGAATAATACAATCGGTTTCAGATTTGGTACCGGTGGAGCAGGTCAGGACGTACCAAGATTTGTTAGTATTCCCACCGGTTCCTATGACGCTACCGAATTAGCGGAGGCATTCCAACTCGCCATGAATTCAGTTAATCAGCAACAGAATTATGAATGGCAGGTCGCCTATAATGCTCCGGCGGCGTCTGGCGACCCAGATAGTTTTCAGATTACCTATATTAGTGTCCCTACACCTGACCCAAACTCAGGGAATTGGAATTCATTTGATTCAGGTCAATTAAATATTTCAAATCAGGGTATAGATAATCAAGAATCAAGTATCAAATATAATGGGTCAAATGGTGACCATTTCGCCAACGTTATTTCAAAACGTTCTCAATTAGTTTATTTAGGCGATTCCTCGTGGAGTGATATTCAACCTAATAAAAATACAGAATTATTCCAACCTTTACAATTGGGATTAGTCAGAAACTCTTTAAGTAACCCAGCAAATCCAAATCCAAATCTCCAATTCAAACCTGATAGATATAATCTTGCTTTGGAATGTCAAGGGGATAATATGGTAATCAGTTATGGTAGGCAAAGAAATGGATCAACAAAAGGTAATCCTAACTGGTTTCAGTCAGACGTCCGAAGAGATTTAGACGGTTTATACGACGCCATTTTTAAAGCAAATGGTGGAGTATTTGATCCAACCGTAAAACTTGAATGTATTATGACTATTTACGGTACCGCTCAGACAAGTAGAAGAGTTTTAATTCAGTTATTAAAGAAAGGCGCAGGAGAATCCGATTACACGGTATTAGCAGACGGTTTAGGAGGTAATTCAGCAATTACAAATACTCCCCTTGTTAAAACTCTTAATATAGGTGGCGACACCTTCGGCGGTTTAATCTTTGATTCCAACGACCCCTCACTAAATGACACCGGAACTAAAATTAATCAGCATTATCCCTCGTTAAGTCAGTCGCCATTCTTCCCTACTATTTCCTTTCAGAAAGCAGGAAATCGTGCCTTAACCGGTTACGACCTCGACGAAGACACTTGGACTAATACAGCAGGTCTCGTAACCTATACCTTTGAACCTTTGGTAGCGAACACCAACGGTTACAGTTGGAAGACTACCACTCCTACTGTTGGAGCAACTCTTAAAGATAATTATTGGTTACAGATTGACGCATTTGTATATCACCTTAAAGGCGGAGACGTTCCTATGTCTGACCCCCCTCTTTATATTGCTACATTAGATCCAACAGCAGGTGCCGTAAATCCAAACGGACAAATTACGGTCAGGGACGGTACAACTAATACCTTAGTCCAAACTATCAATTTTGACGGTGCTACACCAGTCGTAGAACTTACCGATAAAGTAACTATAAAAGCAAGTGGAATTTTTAACACTATTGAACCTGTTGCCGGATTAACCGGAGAAGAAGGTACCGAAGAAGCAGAAGAAGAAGACGCCGGTTTAGGTGCCGATCTTGCTTCTAATGCTCGTCTTTTCATGCGTGGTTCTGGTGGAGGTGTCGAGGCGGACGTAGGAAATTTATTGGGTTTTTCAAATAATGAGGAAGATTTCGGAGGAACCGCTCAAACCGGCGCCTCTGTAAATTCCGACCAAGACCCAGACCAGACCGCAAATAATAATACACTCCATATTAGTATCCCTGAAATGCCTTTGGTTAAATCTTTTGAAGGTGAAAATTCCGCAGAGGCAAAGAGTATTGCTATTATTCCTCGTGAAGAATTCGCAACCGGTGACACCGTCGGTTCCTTAGTATATGTGGCGCCTTATGAGAATTGGATTGACGTAAATAACGGTCAGGAACTTAACATGAATTTAATTACAACTCTTGTTAGAAATGCTGACGGTACATTAGCAGATAATTTGGTTAATGAAACTCAGGCAGTATTCAAACTCCGCCAAGATCCTACCAAACGTGAGGAAGAATTGAAAGCGGAGAAATTTAAGGAAATGGCAGAAATCATGGCAAATACTATTAATACCGGTTTAACTTCTTTAATTTCTCCTCAGCAATTAATAGGAAGTTAATTAAGAATAAATCTTTTAAAATAAAATCTTCTTTTATAGTATAAATACTTTATGGATATTATAAAAGAAGCGATTGACTCGAAGCGGAATATTAAATCCAATTCACTCCGTGCCTATATGATTTCACTCCGAAAATTACACGAATTTATAGTGGGAAAAGGAGAATTAGAAAACTTAAATTTTTTAAAAGACGAAGATAAAGTCGCCGAGAAGTTACAGGAATTAAAATTAAGTACTCAAAAGAATTACTTATCCGCCATTATAGTTGCTCTTGACGCCATGAACGACGAAGACGACTACGACGAAGAATTAACTTTTTATAGAGGTTATTTAGACGAATTAAATAAACAAAGTAAAGAAGAAGCAGAGAAACAAGAGAAAACCAAAACTCAGGACGCTAATTGGGTTTCTATGAAAGAATTAAGAAAAGTCATGAACAAATACAAAGCAGATATAATGGAACGTGAATTATTAACTAAACAAGAATTAAATAAAAAACAATTTGATTTAGTCCAGAAATGGGTAGTTGCTAATTTATTCTTAGACGACGAAAATCCACCAACACGACTCGACTATGCGCCTATGAAAATTATTGAAGAAGATAAATTCAAAAAATTAAGTGACGATCAAAAAGCGGAAAATAATTATTTAGTTTTAAGAAGTCGCAATAAAAAATACTTTCATTTCGGAGAATATAAAACCTCTAAGAAGTACGGCGAAAATCAAATCCCAGTAGGTAAAAAACTTAATAGCGTTTTAAATATTTGGTTAAGAATTAACCCCACAAACGATTTATTATTAAATAGTAGAGGAGAAGCACAAACCGCAAACGGATTAGGGAAATATATTACCAAAGTATTTGAACCAACCGGAAAAAAGATCGGTGTTAATATGTTACGTCATATTTTTATTACTGAGAAATTTGCCCCTGAATTAAATGAAAAACAGGAAGTCGCAAAGAAAATGGGACACTCAGTAGCAACCCAAGAATTATACGCCAAAAAATAAATTAATCGCATTCTTCGCATTCTTCGTCGTACCAACTACAAGACTTTAACGCCCAAATAGAAGAGGAGTTTATTCCTTTTATAATCCCCTTTTCTTGTGATTCCCATTCTTCCCACTCTATGGAAAATTCCCATTCTTTATCTTCTTTATTTTCAATACTTTTAACTTGTACTGTTATGTAATCTATATCTTCTTTTTTAATTTTAGTAATGGGATTAAAAAATTCCAAATAATCTTCGAATTCCATTAAATATCTTGTCATTTAAATAAAATAATATTTTAATTTTATTAGTATAACTTATAATGGATTTAAAAACCAGATTAGAATCTCACCCAGTCACAACCCTTAAAAAAGAAATTTCAAAAACTAACGTCAAAGGATATTCAAAAATGAGAAAAGCAGAAGTAGTAGCACTTATGGTTAAAAATTCTGATAGATTTAACCACATTAAACATTCAAGCGAACCAACCAAAGTAAAAAAATTAATCAAAGTTAAAAGAGCAACAAAGGGAGGTAAATTAGTTAAGGTAAGTACAGAGGAAATTCACCCAGACGGAATTCATATTCATATTAATTGGAAAGACGGTGAAAAGGAAACCAAAAAATATAAAAACGCTAAACTTGGAGAAAGCGCATTTAAAAAATTTAGATCCGAAAGAAAAGAAAAAAGAGATTATAAAAGTTTAAAATTAATGGACGGAAAAAAGATTTTGGATTATTCCGCTTAAAATGGATCAGGAATACTGGATAATGTTACTGGATAAGGAGTTTCAGTTGGTTCAAATACTTTCGATAACCAAAAACAATCCCATATAAATAATCCTATAAAAATAATAGGTAAAATTATTATCCCAGTCATATATATAAATGCCTACTAAGAAAAAAACTGGCGAAGTTGTATTAGACGGTGAAAAAATTAAATTCAAAGAAGGTGGATTAAGGAACCAATTAAAGGTACCCAAAGACTATAAATTTACTAAATCCGCACTTAATAAATTAAATAAAATAAAAACTGGTGAAAAATTTGAATTTCTTGGAAAAGAATTCAAGAAAACTCCTTTAATGGCGAAGAGAATTTCGTTTGCTATTACGCTCATGAAGTAACAACTCTAATAACCTATCCTCAAATCTTTTACTAATTCTTTCCCTCATTTCAAAATATTCTTTTGGAAGTCCAATTATTTCAATCATTATACTAATATATAACATTATTTCTAAATAAATAAAAACGGCAAGTATTAAAATATGATTATTGTATTAATGGAAGACTCACTCACAGAACAAGCATATATAGAAATGGCAGATCAATTTAAAGAAATAATGAACAATAAAAATGAAACAATTAAAGAACTAAAAAAAACATTAATGGTTCTTTATTCCTTAATAAGAATAGCAGATAGTAACGGCGATTTGGATATGATTTGTCAAGCAAGACAAGTCGCTTCTGAATCTATCGACACTTATATTTTTGAAGAAGAGAATTAACTCGCTTTCCCAGTATTCCAATTAATTCGAATATCAAGATTTTTTCTTTTTTTCTTTGCTAATTCCATTACTTTTGCTTTTCCATGTTTTTTAATAACTTCTCCTATCGTTATAGGGGTTTTTTCATTAACCCTCTTTAATGGTCGGCAAGCGTGTTTATCGTCACCTTCTCCACAATTTACAATTTTACCGCTTTCTACATAAGGAAGTACTTTAATCCATTTTTCACCTTTTAACCACCTTTGAATACCTTTGGTTTCTGCCGGTTTCTTCCCTTTATATTTCCCACCTAATTCCTGATATTTCTTTTGAATAAAAGCGCTTTTAAATAAACCGTGACGCTTATAAGTATCGTCAGCGATTTTCTTTGCTTTTCGATATAATGAAGGATTACTAATATTATCTGGAATATCCATTTTTATAATATTCTAATATATTAAAATGGATAAAATAGTATTTGTTAAATTAAGTCCAGCAACGGCAAAAGGTAAAAAAATGAAAATGGAATTTTATAATAAAGATAAAAAAAGATTAGCAACCAGACAATTTGGACAGGCAGGAGCAAGCGATTTCACTAAACATGGTGACACCGCAAGACGAGATCGGTACGACACCAGACATAAAGCACGTGAGGATTGGACGGCGCCTTTAACTAATGGGGCATTAAGTAAATGGATTCTTTGGAATAAACCTTCTTTAAGTGCTTCTTTCTCAGATTATAGAAAAAGATTTAATTATAAAGAATTAAAATAGTCATTATATTCGTTTTTTTGTTTAAAATTATTTTATTTGTATAATGTATAGAATGAGTGTATATTGTATATATTTAGGAGAAGACGTATATTACGGAAGTACAAAACTTGATTTGATCGGAAGAGAAAACAGACACAATTTTAGATTAAAGGAAGGAATATCGAAAACGAAATTATATGAGAAGGCAAGAGAATTAGGAATAGAAGAATTACAATTAGTTTCATTATATGAAGGAGACGATTATCTCGACGTAGAACACGATTTAATTTGTAGTAATGAAAATTGTCTAAATATGTGTGGAGCAAAATATGATAGAGAACGATCTTTGAAATTACATAGAGAAACTCAAAAACGGTATTATTATAGAAGAAAAGCGAAATTATTATCTCAGAAGAATATATAAACTATGAGTGAATGGACAGATTTCGTTAAGAAGTACGCTAAGGCAAACAATATGACATACGGTGAGGCGCTTAGCAAAGCGTCACCTGAATACCGCAAGAAGAAAGGCACAAAGGGTGCCGTAAATGTTTCCAGAGTTAAAAAGGAAAAGAAAGAAGGTCGTGCCGGTGATACCAAAGACTTTACCACCAAAAAGGGTGATAAATTAAAAACCGGTAAGGGTAAAGGCAAACAGGCATACGCTATGGATAAGTAAGTAAGTAAGTTACTAACAGCAACAAATCTTACTTACTTTATAAATCCCATATATCAACAAAGTAGATCCCATTCCACATAGAAATGGGACTATGTTTTCTTCTACTAAATTTGTATCTATCATTTATAATACTAACAGAAATTAGTTTCTTTTAAATCCACAAAAAATAAAAATACGTTTTATTTTATTTAAAAAATAAATACTTAGACATTATAATAATATAATGCCTAACTTTTTCACACCCACAACAATTAACTTCGACTTTACAAAAGAATACATAATGAAACCTAAAAATAAACCCCCTATCGTATTTAAGTTTTTAAGTGATAAACTAAATAATAAGGGCAACATAAGTGTTATGTATAGACATTTAAATGAAAAAACCTATATGAGAAATTTAATAAAATATGATAAAAATAATTTTCGTTTCCTTGTAAATTGGGGTTTAACTAAATCGCATGTTTATCCATATTCAGATAACACTAAAATATATACAAAAGAAGACAGGGAAAATAATGAATATATAGACGGTGAAAGAATATGTATTTAATTAGTTTTTTTTCTGACTTCTTGTAGTTATTGTAGATTCAATTACTTCTTTTTCTTTTTTAATTTCCTGATTTACTTTTAGTTCCTGCTTTTCCTCAGTACGAACCAAAACAGATTCTAAAACCTGATATACTCGATCACCATATAAATTCAGAAGGTGTTTAATTCTTCGGCATTTTTCGCAAACATGGGTAGTCAATACGGTTTCCTTTTCACACAATTTACACTCAAACATATTATATAATTCTGTAACATTTTTATTTAGTAAATTATTTTTTCTCCATTTAAAAACTTAAATGTTGATTTCTGAGAGGGTGGTAGTAATTTCCACACTTTGGTATATCGGTTATACGAAACTGTGGAAATTACTACCACTCCATTATATTCAATTTATATACATTATAATACTATCCGGTTATTATGGCGATTATTACTATATAACATTCATATTTTTTTTTATCTCAATAAATGATATAATGGAAGCACCAGTAATCAGATTAACAGATAGAATATTACAATTCCTCTCAAAAATTAAATGTAAAATTATGTGTTGTTGTAAATCTTCTTGTACTATGGAACCGGAACAGACTCCACAAACTGAAATAGAAAACTTAACGGAATTATAATCTTTTGTATTATTATATGGATAATTTCGACGATTTAACGATACTACCAGTAAAACCTCCAATCAATCGGAAAGCAATTAATCACCACCCTAATTTACCTGACGTTAATACCGGAGCATGTGTTTTGGATATTGCCTCACCTAAACAAGGGAAATCTACTCGGATCTGTAACCTTCTCCAAAATCCGGCATTCTATCAGGGGTGCTTTGACGCCGTGTATATATTTTCAAGTACTATGACAAATGGTGACGATACATGCCGTTTCTTATGTGACGAATTTAAGGAAACTATTTATCCTGAATACGACGAAAAAGTATTACAACAAATAATTAATTTTCAAGATAGTATCCCAAAAGAGCAAAGACCAAATATTGCTATTATTTTTGACGATTTTATTGCCTTCCAAAATCTTAAAAAAAATTCATTAGCATTCAGACTCGCTTCTTCCTATCGTCACCATAATATTAAATTACTTTATTATTCCACTCAGTTATATAAGGCGGTACCTAATATTGTCCGTCAGTCAATTAATTACGCAATTATTTCACAAAACGCTAATAATCGAGAAGTAACAAAAATGGCAGAAGAATTAGGCGCCAGATATGGGGACGAAAAAAAGTTTAAGGAATTACTTTATCAAGCGACCGGATCTACCCCATATTCTTTTTTGTACCTTAAATTATATGACAGACCAGCAACTGCCTTTAAAAACTTTTCGGAGGTAATTTATGAGGCGCCTTTGGTCTTGGCGAATGCCTCTGGGTTTGAGGGCGAGGAATTGCCAGACGGTGACTGCGATTGCGAAGAAGATTAGCATTTTTTTACTTTTCAAATAGAAAAAAAATAGAGATTTTAGAATAAAAGTTTTTAAGATACTTTTATGAAATTATTTTCTCAGTTAAGATTATAAAATGGATAATGAAGATTTACCAGTAATGAGGCAGAAGGCGAAGAGTCAAGACGAAATATTAGAAGACTTAAAGGTTATAGACGCTTCCGAATTAAAAAAGCAGGACGCAGTTTCAGCGCCACCCCCAGAAGATTTAAGTCAAGATCCTTTCGTTAAACCTATTAAACCTAAATCGAAGAAACCAATTTCAGCAAAGCAAAAGGAACACCTCGCAAGGGCAAGAGAAAAGGCAACCGCCATGAAAGAAGCAAAATTAAACAAAACACAAGCGAAAATAGTTGAGAAGGTAGCGGAACCCATGTCACCTCCTGAGGATATGGACGAAAAAGAATTTGAGAAATGGTTGAAAAATTATGATAAATTTACAGATCTAATGAATAAAATTAAACAGGCAGAAGAAGAAAAACGTCAAAAAGTTTTAGCAAAAGAAAAAGCGATAGAAGATAGATTAAGGGCGAAAATTGAAGCAGAATACTCGGAAAAATTTTCTAAGACTAATACAAAGACTCAACATGTAACTTCCCACTCGGCGCCAGTTGATCTACCTCCCCCTGACCCATACTCTTCTTACTTTGACGAGTATTAATTATTTAGTTTAAAATATTTTTTTAAATATTTTCTTCCATTACATTATAAATAATGGACGAAACTTATTCCTCAAACGTTGATAATCTTAACGAACGACTTAGAGAATACAAGCAAGGTGAAGTTGATAAAGCAAGTTCCCTTTATAATGAAGCAGAGAACAAGTATGGGAAAATGCTCAACGAATATCAGGATAAATGGAAAGCAGTTCAGGAAGGAGGTCAGGACGAAGTCACGGCGCAAATGGGAATTAAAGGTGTATATAATGGTGCCAAAAAAGCATTTGAAGTTTATAAAAAATATAAAGGGAAGAAAGCAGGTACCGACGACAAAGACGAAGACGACGGAGACGACGCAGACGACGGCACAGAAGGAGGAGCAGAAGGAGACCCACAAGGAGCAAAATTAGACGAAGGAAACGACCCAGAACCACTTACAGACGAAGACCGAGCAAATATTAGAGATCCTTTAAGACAAGTACGAGAAGTTAGACAAAATATTCAAGACCGTATGAACTCACGTCTTAAAGAATTAGACGCCTCAGACATAGACGACGCTCAGAGCGGAAACCCAAGCGGTTCAGCACAAGGTAACGAACCGGATTTAGGAACAGATACAGGCGACGACGCCTCAGACGCTTTGACAAGAGCATTTCAGGCACCGGCAACGGAAGAATCCGCTTTCGGAGATTTGAGCGGAATTCCAGAAGAAGGTACCGCCGATAGTGTAATGTGGAAATTAAATGCTCAGGCGGCGACTGAAAGAGGTGGGAATATAGGTCAGGGAGCGTCTTCCAGAGGAGCAACTGACGCCACCGACGTTACAACAGCAGACCGCCCAGCAGGTTCAACAGAAGGTAACCCAGCGTCTGGAAGTGCCACAGAAGGAGGTAATTCAGCACCTGCCGAACAATCCGGTTCCAGTTACGATCCAGAAGGCGCTCAGGGAACCCCAGACTCTGTACCAAAACCAGCGGACGCTCCCAGCGGAGGAGGTGCCGGAGGTGACGCTAACCCACTCGACGCAGATCTTCCCAGTTCTCTTACAGACGCAACGGCACCAGCGGCAGAAGGAGGAGGATTTTTAGCAGATTTAGGAGTTAGTGAAGGAGTCGCTTCTGCCATACCGGTTGTTGGAGAATTTTTAGCATTATTTGGCGGATTATTTGCTTTGGGAGAAGGTATAGCACATTTAGCACACCCACCAGCAGACAAGACCAAACCAGCACCAGTTAATACTCAGTTAATCCCACAGTCAGTTCAGGCAAAATATGCTAATGCTTTACCTTCTTTTGATAGTTCCTCAGATAATTTGAGTTCTGACGCAGTATTTTAAAGTGGTAGTAATTTCCACATTCTGGTATAACCGATATACGAAACTGTGGAAAAAACTACCACCCTTAATTTTTCTACATTATAGTATTTTTTCTGAATAATGTTTAATTTAGAAAAAATATTTTCTCAGTTAAAGTTATAAAACATGTTTAAATCCAACGCAACCGGTGCTTATGTTCCCTCAATTTCTCAGGCAATCCGCCCAGACGTTGTCTCAGACGTCAAACCAGAAGACCAAATCCGCCTCCTTATTCCTTCCTTTCTTGGGTTCGTTGATCCCAGAGAAACCTACTGCCGATTTAATTTAAAAATGACAGGTGTAGGTACAGTTATTCCAGATAAGAACGCCGGCGCTCATGCTCTTTTCCGTAATCTTCTCATTCGTGACGGTGCTAACTCCGCCACATTAGTTTCAGAAGAAGACTATAACGCAAGTGTTGCTATGCTTAACCCATTCACCCAGCAGAGTTCAGTTTATAATAAACACAATCTCTTTGAGGGTGTTGTCGAGAACGTTAATGAAAATGGCGCAGATCCAGACAATTTATTCTACGGTACTCCCCCAAGTATGAATGGTTCAGACGAAGATAACCTCGTAGGTTCTGCCGAACAATTAGAAGTCCAAATCCAAATGCCTTTAAGAACTAAATTTTTAGGTGGAAAAATTATTCCAGTTGGTCTTTTAGGCGGTCTCAGATTACAGATCGATACAGAAAATCCTCTCCGTGCTTTACAGTATGTAGAAACTACTGGTCTTTGCGAAAGCAGTAGAGCAGACGAATTCGGTATCGATATTCCTGCCGCCCAATTAGTCACCGGAACAGGTGGTATCGGTTTTGCTGCCGGCGACCAGAAAAGAGACAACGGTGACTCCAAAAACGGTGCTTATTCAGTTAAATTAGAAGTTGAAACCACAGATAATCAGACCAATAATCCTTTTGCTGTTGGTGACCTTCTTTTCGTCCAGAAGACCGCTGGTGCTCAGGCAGGAGAAGAGGAAGAACTCGGTTCAGTAGTTGGTTTCTGGATTGACGGAACAGATTTAGGAGTTTCTTATGTTCCACAGAGACCAGAAGCGGACGGTCTTACCAAAGCATTCGCCGCCGCAGATTCTCCTAAGGTATATGTCAAACCTTCCAGACGTTCCAACGCTCAGAGTGGAGTTTTAGTTCAGGGAGACGGTGCCGGAGGCGCTGGAACCGGATCTGCCTCATATCCTGCTCCAAGTTACACAATTAGCGATTTCGAAATGGTTTGCTTAAAGGTTGAACCTCCTGAAAGTTACGTAGCAAGTATGACAAAACGTGCCACAAGTGGTGAAGGAGTCGCTATGGATTATGATACATATACTTTATATAGACATAATCAGAGTAATAAGACAGGACTCACAACTGCTTTAATTCCAGCACAGCAAAGTAGGGCGTTATCATGTCTTTCACAACCTCTCGCCGTAAATGGATTTAGGGATATAGCACTTTCTTCTCTTGTAGGAGAACCTGATAACGCCAGAAATTATCAGTTCGTATTTGGTACCCATTTAATCCCTAACAGAGTTGTAGAACTTGGACGTTACTCACAGCAGTTAGGAACCGGTGTGGCAAGAACTTTTAGAAGTGACGCTCTCCACCTTTCAGAATTACAGAAAGCAATCCTTAATATTAATGAACCAGTCCGCAATCTCCACAAGATCCATGAACATTTCGCCATAGGTCGTGCTTTTACCAGATATGGACAAGTATTTAACTTAAAGGATAATTCACTTTCCCTTAGAGTAGATTATGAATCCAACGCCTCACAGGATAAATTATTCAACAATTACATATTCCATAAACGTAGAGTTGTAATTAACAAGGACGGTGTTTCAGTTTTAGTTTAAAAAATAATTATTAAATAACTTTTTAATTTTTTTATATTAGTTAATAATATAAATGAATATCGCACAAGTTGAAAAAGTACAGATTTCCCCAAATAACCAACCTTCTAACAATACTTATTCTTTTAAGGGTGGTAATCCAATTATAACTATCCAGATCGCCTCCGCTAATAAACTCCTTAAAGCGAGTTCCGTCCGTCTTAATGGCAAACTCACAGTTAAACAGGCAGACGGAAATACACCAAATAACCAGAACGCCAAAGGAACAGGGGCAAAAGAAGTTAAATTAAATGATAAAGTAGGCGTATCAGGAATGATTCAGAATATAGTACTTAGTTCCGAACAGACCGGACAAACTTTGGAATCAATTCGCCAGTATGGCAGATTAGTTGCTTCTATTGTTCCAAGTCTTAACTCTCAGGAAACCTTTATGAACGAACATTCCATGTCTGCTCTTGCTATGGGAATTGACGCCCCTTCCTCACTTTTAGTGAATAATCAGGTTGCCTTCTCAATCCCAATCTACGCCGGTATGTTACAGAGCGGAGTCTCAATTCCCTTAGGAACTAACGGTGTTCGTGGTCTCAATATTCAGATTGAACTCGCCTCAGACCAAATGGCGCTCACCGGTGCCGACGCAGGAACCGGTTTAGGTGCTTCTTATGAAATTAGCGACGTAACCCTTACTGCCGATTTACTTGTACCAGACGCCGCCGGACAACAGGCGCTTTCAGTCGCCGGATCAGGAGCATTCTCATACAACTCTTTTAACTCTTTATATAGTGTTATTAATTCTTCGGATTCTACTCAGCAATACAATTTAGCAAATTCTAACGTATTGTCAGTAATCCACAACTTCTTACCGGTTCCACATGCTAACAGTTACGCAAGCGATAGTTTCGCTACTGATATGTTACTTAATAAGGATTCTACTACCAACGCTTATGGTGAAAAGGTTGTCCTCGATAAAGTTTCTTTCACTCGTGGTGGTGTAAAACTCGCTCTCGATTATGAATTAGATTCTAAGACAGCAAGTACAGAAAGTCGCCCAGAAACAGGAGTTATGGTAAATTTCCTTAACGCTTTCCGCCCATTATATAACTTATTTAGTATGACTAATAATAATCAAGGAATCGGATATGGTGGTAACCAATTATCCGTATATTCCAGAGCGCCTCAGCGACTCACCGCCGTTGATAAGGGAAAACGTAATTTCGGTATAGGCGTTGCCTGTGATAATGTTTCCAGAGTAGGAATTTCATTTAGAGGACAGAATTATGCCACTCGTATTCAGTCGTCACTCAATACCCAGAACGCAGTTAATACACAACCTATCGACGTTTCACCTAATGCCATATATACTTATGTCCTCGCTCGTAATACCCTCCAATATTCTCCTCAGGGAATTATGGTTGTAAATTAAATTTTTTCTTTGTCTTTTTAGTAAAAAATTAATAATAAAATAAATATTAATTTTTTTTATATTAGTTAATAATATAAATGAATTCAGATAGTCAATCACAACTTCCACAAGCATTTAAAATCGCTCCTTCGAAATCCGTACAAACTCTCGAAATCCGTACAGAGCAATTAGACCCAATTACTATAACAAATAATGAAGCGGTTTTCCAACTTCCCATGAATGGTATTCTTGACGGCGGATCTTTTATTCAATTAGCAGTCGAAGCAGACTCCACCGGATTTTTCCCAATTAATACCGGAATTCACGCCTTAGTAGAATCTTGCGAATTACAGGTAGGTACAAAAGTTATTATGACTACACAGAAATATGGACACCGTCAGACCGCAATTCGTCAGTTGGATTCCCCAGAACATAGAGCGTATGTTGATATGATTAAGAGTGGTACCTGTGGTGACCGTTGGGCGGAAACAAGCGCCGGTAAAATCTCTTATCAGGATTTAGTCTATAACGCCGCACTTACCGCCGCAACTGTTCCTGCCTTTCTCAAACCTACCGCAGTTGCTTCTACAACCCCAGTTTTCTCAGTTCCTTTAAGTAGTCTTTTCCCTGCTATGATTCTCCGCCAACTTCCTCTCTTCGCTATGAAGGAACAGGTTTATATTAGAATCAGATTTAACCAGCAACCTAACGGAACTTCTGGTAAAATTGTTTGCTTCCCAGACGCTTTCGCCGGTAACACTTCTGCCGTTCCTTCCCTTACAAATATTAAATTTATGTCAGATCACCTTTTCTATAATGACGATACTATGAACCAGATTGCCGCCCAGATTGCTTCTTCTGGTGGTATGGTAGAACTTTATGAGGATTTAATTCTTACCGAAGTCCAGACACCAGCAGTAGCAAACCCTGCCGGAGGTACCGTAGTAGAACAGAGAGTAGAACAGGAAATCGCCGTTTCCGGTCGTGTTGTCAGGGGACTTCTTATTTCCGACCAGAAGACCACACTTTCCCAAAACCCTGCCGTTGCTTGGTGTGGTGAATATGTCTCCACCGAAGGACGTATCCCAGACCAACTCAATTTCCGTGTTAATGATTCCAGAGTATTTGACCGTAATTTAATTGAGGCGCCTGACAAATATAATCAGTTGAGATTTGCTATGGGACGTCCTCTCCGTGTTCCTTCCACTCTTTACTCATTTGACCCAGATACAGACAAAAGCGACCCAGTTCGTGCCGCTAATCAGAGTGTAATTTCTGACGCAGTTGCCTTAGAAGGTCATGCCAATATTGAGAACGCCAGAAGTACTCAGCATTATACAGGATTAGATCTTTCCACAACTGGTGTTAATATGCTTGGCGCCGGAACTCAGATTGGAGTCAAACCAATACAGGTTACAAAAACATATAGCAGAATTAATGGAGATAATCAGGCACGAACTATGAGAGTTTGGGCGAATGTTGAAAGAACTATGCGAATCCAGAACGGAACTATTGAAGTTTCTGCTTAAATTTATTTTTTAAAGTGGTAGTAATTTCCACATTTTGGTATAACCGTTATACGAAACTGTGGAAAAAACTACCACCTCTTTTTCAAGATTTATTCTTTATAATAAAATATTCAGTTATTATAAAGAATGAGTGAATATATAAAAAATATTATTGTGGAATGTAACAGAACACGCTCGAAAGTTAATGTAAATCCTATTCCAGAAAGCGAAGACGCTTTTAAAAATCGTTGGACTAATAACGTAAGTACGACTGGTATTGAGGTCGATATTGGGGACGTTATAAGTTTAGAAGCAGGAGCGATCAACTCAAAAGGAGCAAATGAACAAGTTATAGAATTTATTGGAGAAAATGAATTCGGAGTCTTTGATAATAAAGTATTACTTGATTTGGGGTTTTATGTAAATCATTCTGGAAGAAATACTTTTAGTTTGCCACTCCTTTTCCAACCAAACCAACCGGCACCAGAAGGAAGGCAACCGTCCGATTATTCCACATTCGAAAGAATGCTCCACAGAGATATAGGAGGATTTCCTCAGAATATCGCAAATCCCATATTTAGTGAATTATATAGAACAACCTGCCCTTATTCGGATATAGTAACAGATTATAAACTAACAGGAGAAGGAAATTATTATGAGGCAGGAAAATATTATGTGGGGACACCAGACGGCGCCCCAAATACTAACGTAGCATATTCAGAAGGAGATAATGTTATTATTCAAGTTGTTTCAGTTAAAACGGCAAGTGGAGGGGACGTTGGAATTATTGACGAATATAAATTTATTAATGAAGGAGTTAATATAGCGTTTTACGATAACGCCGGTTTGCGACAAAATTTGTTTGAATTTCCGGCAACTTTTAAATTTCTTAATGAAGTAGATAGAGCAGGTAACGTTTTACATGCCCCAAGAACAACAAGTGGAACAACTCCTGCGGTAGTACAAGCAACCCTCCAAATAAAGGCAAGGATAAATCCTAATGCTTTCATGAAAAATTTTACTCCCCCTGATAATAATCGTTATTACTTTTTAGATCCCAGTTATACCGGATTAGATTTCGTTAATTGGAGTCGTACAGACACAAGGAAACAATTAAATTCAAATCTTGAATTAAGAACGAATCAAGTTATTTTAGAGGTACCTCAGGGGTACAACACTCCGGATAATGTCGGAAAATTATTAACTGATATTTTACACGAACCTACACAAGTTGAAAAAACAACTCCTCTTCCATTTGCTTCCTTTAATACTTATAAAGTTAATAGTCATGATTACAATAATTATGGAGGGAGAACAAGCACACTCCCTGCCGTTGTTGCCACACCAACCTACCAACCATGCCCCACTAATGGAAATCCAAGTGCGAACAAGCAAAATGAAAATTTTGAAACCTCATACGAGTTTTATACACCAGACCCAGACATAACGCCCCCTCCTTCTGCCGACCCCCCAGCAGACCTCCAAGACGCTATGGCAAGACGTTCTTATTATTCCAGTATTGCTTACGCAGATCCTGAGAGGTTTGAGGGGTTACAAATTTTTAGAAATGGTTTTTATGGAGCAGATAATAGCGACACATTAAACTATATTAATACAGGAATTAACCAATTTCAAATTACTTCCCCATTCGGAAATCAAGAGGTGGGGCAGTTAGGGAATAGGGTTTGTTGTCTTAATAACCTACCAACCGCAGGAGGTACTACTGCTAACGCTTATTGTAAGTTTAACAGAGGTAGATTAATATTAACCAATATGTATTTTAATGAAGATAATCTTAACTTAATAGGAAAGGGTTTCAGAAAGAATGAAAGATATTTGAATGGATTACAGAAAAAAGCGGATTGGGGTAGCGAGGATTATCAGCAATATTCAGGAGTTCATTTGGATTGTTGTATGTACGACGATATGAGTTCTTATCAAACTGATAAAAATCAGCAAGAAACCGGAAGTCTTAATTTCTTCGGTAGTCGTGCCGATTATGACCAGAATAATAATAATTGGTTAATTAATACACAGGAATTTGCTCCGAGCGATCCTCCGAACGGAGTGGTAAAATATCCATGTTTCGGTCAGCAG